ATATATACATAGTGATATACTCAAACAATTACCTACTTTTGGACATACCCCCCCTATGTTTTCTAGATTGCCCAATAATATCAATGACTTAGCTTCGTGCTGGTCAAATTTTGTACAGAAAAGGGGTAGGAATCCTAGTACCCCCCAAATATTTTGCAAAAAAAATTGACCTTACTCTTGTCAAGAGGCACAATATGTTAAAATTTATTACACTTGTGTCTTAAGGATTACCCTTGTTAAGGGCTTCTCTTATACGTTTGCAATACCTACTTCTAGGTATTCCTAATTTTTTAAATTAAGGATAACGCTTTCAAGAGAAATCCTTGTTAGTGAAATCCTTGTTTTCAAAAAGGCGAGTTGCGCTTGGATATTGATCAAAATTTAATCAATACATTAGATAGCGTCCCTGTTGAGGACAAGCAAGAGATCCTTAGCCTTCTTGAGCAGCTTGAAGAAGCGAAGACGATTGAGTCTGCTAGGGCTGGATACATAGATTTTGTACGCACGATGTGGCCTGCCTTCATTGATGGTGAGCATCACAAGATAATGGCTTCGGCCTTTGAGCGTATTGCTCGTGGTGAGTTAAAGCGGTTAATAGTTAATATGCCGCCCAGACACACTAAAAGCGAGTTTGCTAGTTACATGCTCCCGGCTTGGTTCTTGGGGCAGTACCCGAATAAGAAGATAATACAAACAGCCCACACAGCAGAGCTTTCTGTTGGATTTGGTAGGCGAGTTCGTAACCTTGTAGATAGCGAGGATTTTAAAAAGGTTTTCCCAGAGTTGACTCTTAGGCCCGACTCCAAGGCTGCTGGGAGGTGGAGTACCAGTGCTGGTGGTGAATATTTCGCTATTGGTGTTGGTGGTGCTGTTACAGGAAAAGGTGCAGACCTGCTCATTATCGATGATCCCCACTCGGAGCAGGAAGGACAAAGTGCTGACCCCACTGTGTTTGATCGAACCTATGAATGGTACACATCCGGGCCTCGTCAACGCCTTCAACCCGGAGGCGCTATTGTTATAGTAATGACGCGATGGCATATGCGTGATTTAACCGGGAAGATAACTAAGTCTGCCTCTCAACGGGCTGGAACAGATCAATGGGAAGTCATTGAGTTCCCTGCCATCATGTATGAGGGGTCTGACAAAGAGAAGCCACTGTGGCCTCAGTTCTGGAGTAAAGAAGAACTGGATGCCCTGAAGGCAGAACTCCCGCCTTCTAAGTGGAACGCCCAATACCAACAGAACCCCACTGCTGAAGAGGGGGCGATGGTTAAGAAGGATTGGTGGAAGATCTGGGATAGTGAGACTCCCCCACCCTGCGAATTTGTTATCCAGTCTTGGGATACTGCCTTCTTAAAAACACAACGAGCTGACTACTCTGCCTGTACAACGTGGGGCGTGTTCTATGCGCCTGATGATGACGGGAAGAGTCAGCCTAACATTATACTGCTTGATGCCTACAAAGAGCGTTTGGAGTTCCCAGAGCTTAAACAGAAGGCATATGAGATGTGGCAGATAATGCAGCCTGACGCTTTTATAGTGGAAGCCAAGGCCGCTGGAACGCCTTTGATCTTTGAGTTAAGGGCGATGGGCATTCCGGTTTCTGAGTTCACGCCCTCTAGAGGTAACGACAAGATAGCTAGGGTTAACGCCGTGGCAGATCTGTTCGCCTCTGGTATAGTCTGGTGTCCAGAGACTCGCTTTGCTGAAGAGGTAATCGATGAGTTTGCAGCTTTCCCTGTAGGAGAGCATGATGACTTGGTTGATTCATCTACTCAGGCGCTGCTTAGGTTTAGGCAGGGCGGCTTCTTGAAGTTGAAGAGTGACGAAGAGGATGAGCCATTCTATGGCGGGAAGGCAATCAGTTATTATTGATCTCAAAGAAGAAGAAAAAAAGATCGAGACTGAGATTAGGGAATGGTCATCTAATGTTATTGAGATGCCAAATCCTAATTTTAAGAATATCCCTACTTGTCCCTATGCTAAGGCAGCTTGGGAGAAGGGTTTAGTTAAGATTGTTTTTGATCATGACGGCAACGACAAGCAGTTGTTGAAGTATATCTCTAGTTATGATGATGACTATGAGTTAGTTATTGTCGTTGAGACTGACTATGATGAAGATCAAGATGGCTTTCATGAAGGGCTTGGTGAAGTTAACAGCCTGATAAGCCAAGATGTTTGGGATGATTCAGACCTGTGGGTTATGGGTTTTCATCCCTCTGATGATGAAAGTGAAGTTCTGGACGCTGAAAGTTTTGAGCCTGTTAGCGAATACAGCTATGGGCTTATTTTTATTCAAAGACTTTCTCTTCTTCAAGAAGCCTCTGATAAGCTTACGCTTACGGGTTACTATGATGTGTATCAGGACAACCCTGAAATAACTGAGATGTACGAAATCCGTAAAGACTATTACAGGAGATTCCTCGATGCTAGGCAAACAAAAAAGTATGCGCGGTAAAGTAAAAGCAATGGGCGGCGGCAAAGCTGTTCAAAAGAAAAAGATGATGGGCGGCGGCAAAACTGCTGCTAAGAAAGTTATGGGAATGAAGTCTGGAAAAGCAGCACCCAAGAAAATGATGGGTGGTGGTAAAACTGCTGCCAAGAAAGTAATGGGTATGAGATCCGGCAAAAAAGTTAACCAACTTAAGAAGATGAAGTCTGGTGGAGTGTGCCGTGGAATGGGCGCTGCAACCAAGGGCGGAAACTTTGAGGTCGTTTAATGGCTGTTGAAAAAGCTTTAATTAGCAATCCGCTTGCCATAGATGCCGAAGAGGCTATTGAGGTTAGCATAGTTAACCCTGAAGCAGTTTCTATCGAGACTGAAGATGGAGGCGTTATTCTGGATTTTAATTCAGAAGACGGCTTTATGGATGATGAGATAGTACACGGGTCTAATTTAGCGGAATACATTGATCCTCCGGTCTTAGAGATGATTGGCTCAGATCTTGTTGGCATGTATAACGCTGACAAAGAAAGCCGAGCTGACTGGGAAGAGTCCTATGTCAGAGGATTAGATTTGCTGGGCCTTCGATTTGAAGACCGTACTATGCCTTGGGCTGGAGCTTGCGGTGTCTTTCACCCAATGCTTGCTGAAGCTGTGGTTCGTTTTCAGGCTCAGACAATTCAAGAAATATTCCCTGCCAGTGGGCCAGCAAAGACGGCTGTTGTGGGCAAACTCACTGACGCTAAGTCTAAACAAGCTGGTCGTGTTCAAGATTACCTAAACTATTTAATGACACAGAGAATGTCTGAGTATCGGTCTGAGACTGAAAAGCTCTTGTTTTCTTTGCCAATTGCAGGATCTGCTTTTAGAAAAGTTTATTTCGACCCCAACCTGAACAGACCTTGCAGTATGTTTGTTCCGGCAGAAGATTTTGTTGTTAGCTATGGTGCTTCTGATCTTGAGAATTGCGAACGTGCAACTCATGTGATGAAAAAAACCCCTAATGATATTAGGAAGCTTCAAGTTTCTGGGTTCTACAGAGACGTTGATCTGCCTGCCCCTGCCCCAGACATTGGAGAGATCCAAGAAAAGTACAACAGGCTTACTGGTGACAGCGCAAACTATGAGGTTGACCACAGACATACCCTGCTGGAGATGGTTGTTGACTATGACCTGCCCGGTTTTGAGGATATGCAAGACGGGGAAGAGACTGGCATAGCGTTACCCTATGTAATTACTATCGATAAAGGCTCTAGAAAGGTTTTATCGATCAAGCGTAACTGGAATGAAGAAGATCCGCAGAAAATAAAGGTGGAACACTTCGTTCATTACACCTATTTGCCGGGCTTAGGCTTCTACGGATTCGGTTTAGTCCACATGATAGGTGGATTAAGCAAGTCAGCCACCTCATTACTGCGTCAATTAGTTGACGCTGGTACTTTGGCAAACCTTCCGGGTGGTTTGAAGGCGCGTGGCCTCAAGATTAAGGGTGATGACACCCCGATTATGCCGGGAGAGTTCCGTGATGTGGACGTTCCGGGCGGTACTATACGCGATAACATCAGCTTTATGCCGTATAAGGAGCCGTCTAACGTCCTTTATCAGCTATTAGGTGACATTGTGTCGGAAGGCAGGCGATTTGCCTCTGCTGCTGACGTAAAAGCCTCTGATATGAACGCTGAAGCCCCAGTTGGTACGACATTAGCCATACTTGAGCGCGAAATGAAGGTGTTGAGCGCAGTTCAGGCGCGTGTTCACGCTGCAATGGGGGCAGAATTAAAGATATTAAGCCGATTAGTGCATGATTATGGGCCTCAACGCTACCCATATGACGATTCAGAAGAACCACTAGCGGCAGAAGACTTCGATGATCGCATAGATATCATTCCTGTTAGCGATCCGAACAGTGGCACGATGGCCCAACGCATTATGCAGTATCAAGCTGCGTTGCAACTCTCAGCCTCAGCGCCACAGATGTATGACCTACCATTACTTCATCGTCAAATGATTGAAGTGCTGGGCATAAGGGATGCAGACAAGATTATTCCAACGGATAAGGACATTAAGCCTACAGATCCTGTCACTGAGAACATGATGATCATGACGGGAGAGCCTGTTAAAGCCTTCGCATACCAAGATCACGAGGCCCACATACAAACTCATATGGCTGCTATGGAAGATCCTAAGATTCTTAAGATGCTTGCAATGGCTCCAGATGCAAAAGTGAAACAGGCGGCTATGATGGCGCATATAGCAGAGCATGTTGCTTTCCTCTATCGACAACAGATAGAAAAAGAGCTAGGTGTTGAACTGCCTCCGCCAGATGAACCATTACCAGAAGATATTGAATTCAGGTTATCCAAGCTCGTTGCCCCTGCCGCTGCACAACTCACCGGGAAGGGCAAGAGAGAGATGGAAGCCCAACGCATACAGGAGCAGATGAAAGATCCAATCATCCAGCTCCAACAAGCTGAATTGCAGCTCAAGGCCAAGCAAGCTCAAGACAAAGCTCAAACCGATATGGCTAGGATTCAAGTTGATCTTCAAAAGAGTAAGGAGAAGAACGAGCTTGAAAGAGAGAAGTTGTCTCAAGAAGTCAAAGTTGAGGGCGTTAAGATTGGTGTTCGCGTAGCTGAGGATGCATCTAGAGAAGAGATAGAGAGATCTCGGATGCAGTCAAAGGATATGCTTGATGGCGTTAAAGTCGGTGTCGAAATAGCGAAGGAGCTATCTGGTGAGTGATGTTTTTAGTAATGATGCGTTAAGGGTTGTAAGAGAAGGTATCCGATCAATGATGAATGATGTTAGTGATCACGTCAGTACGGGTAGCTGTAAGACCTTTGATGAATACTCTAAGTGTTGCGGGATGATAGAAGGTCTTGCTATGGCTGAGAGAGAAATCCTTGATATAAATCAAAGGATTGAAAGCGCGTAATTCTCCGCATTATGCGGTGCAAGTGACTCTGGACACTATCTTCCAGTGCTGAGGAAATGAAATGAGCAACGCTGCTACTGTAGAAATTGGATCGGTTACTGCCAAGGTGGAGACAAATGACGAGACAGATGTTGAGTCAAAGCCCACTCAGTTACCTGAGCCTGCTGGATATAAGATATTAATAGCATTGCCTGAAGTTGATGAAAAGACTGATGGTGGAATCATTAAAGCGCAGTCAACAAGACAACAAGAAGAAGTTGGTTCTATTGTCGGGTTTGTCATGAAGCTTGGCCCAGATGCTTATCAGGATAAGGAAAAGTTTCCTAATGGCCCCTACTGTAAAGAGGGCGATTTCATTCTGATGAGGTCTTATTCTGGAACTAGGTTTTCTATACATGAACGAGAGTTCAGGCTTATTAATGATGACAGCGTAGAAGCTATTGTTGACGATCCAAGAGGCATTAGAAAAGTATGAGTGATACAGATCTGTACGAAGAGACTAGCAGTGAAGACAAGTTTTTTGGCGTGAGAACTCAGATTGGCAAGAAAGCTGGGCCAGTTGAGACAGAGTCAGCAAGCGATATTGAAGTCACCGTTGTTGATGACACTCCGAAAGATGACAAGAACAGACCTACGTTTGGAGAGGATACTCCAGCCGATGATGGTATTACTGAAGAAGAACTAAAAGGCTACAAAGGTTCTACTCAGAAAAGAATAAGCAAGCTTGTTGCCATTAATAATGATGACAGAAGAAAAAGAGAAGATGCCGAGAAGATGCGCGATGAAGCTGTTCGCGTAGCTCAAGAGCTTGTTCAAAAGAACAAGAGCTATGAGTCTATGATAAATCGTGGCGAGACAGCTCTTATTGATTCTGTGAAGCAAAAAGCAAAACTTGACTATGAGAATGCCAAGAGTAGTTATAAAAATGCTCATGAAGAAGGCGATACTGATAGGATAGTTGCTACTCAAGAAGCTTTAAATCTTGCTCAGTATGAGTTAAAAGAGATAGAGAGAAAGGAAAACGGTAGGCAGTTTGCTCAAAAAACTAGGGAAGCTCAGGCTCAACAAGCTACTCAAGTTCAAGCACAGCCTCAACCGCAACCTCTTTCTGATAAGCAAAGAAATTGGAAGGAAGACAATCCTTGGTTTCTGAATCCTAGTTACAAGGATATGACTGCTTTAGCTTACGGGATGCATGAGAAGTTAATTAAAGATGAAAGATTAGACCCGTCAAGCGATGAATACTATAATAGGATTGACGCTACAATGCGTCAAAAGTTTCCTGAATACTTTGGTGAAGATGATCGCTCTGGGAGAGTAGTTCCTTCTGCACCGAGCAGGGTAAACGTGGTTGCCCCAGCCAGTAGAAATAATGGCGCAAAACCACGCACAGTAGAACTAACTCCCAGCCAAGTTTCTCTCGCAAAGAGACTTGGACTCACTAACGAGCAATACGCCAGACAACTCATGAAGGGGTAATTAATGGCTAATCAGCGCACACCACGCTCTAACGAGAGCAGACAAACCGAAGCTAGAGTTAACGATAGCTGGCTTCCAGCATCAGTGTTACCCGTCCCTGATCCTAAAGACGGCTGGGCTTTTCGATGGATAAGAACCAGCGTTCTAGGACAGCCAGATAACACTAACGTCTCTCAGAAGATGAGAGAAGGCTGGGTTCCTGTTAAGTCAGATGATCATCCAGAGATGCAAGTCATGTCTGATTTGAACTCGCGTTTTGTCGGGAACATCGAAGTTGGTGGGCTTTTGCTTTGCAAAGCTCCTCAAGAAGAGATGGATAAACGACAAGAGTATTATCAGCAAATGGCTGCTAACCAGATGGAATCTGTAGACAATAGCTTCTTAAGAGAAAACGATCCCCGTATGCCTATGTTAAAACCTGACAGGACTACGAGGACTTCTTTTGGAAAAAGCTGATACCGTTAAGGTTCGGCTATAATTGAGGTAATTCCTAATGGCTGCAACCGCAACCCCTATGGGAGCGGAACCAGTTGGCACTTTGTCTGCCAGTGGTTCCTTCTCCGGCAAGATGCGACATATAAAGATCGCTAGTGGCTATGCTGCTAACATCTTTTATGGCGATTTTGTAAAAATGGTAGCTGCTGGTGTTGTTCAAAAAGACACTGGTACTACTACGTTGACACCTGTTGGTGTGTTTATGGGCTGTGCTTTTACAGATCCCACCACTAAGCAGATGACGTTCTCTCAGATGTGGCCCACAGGAACAGTAGCTTCTGATGCTGTTGCTTATGTCATTGATGACCCCGATGCTGTATTCAGGATGCAGGGTGATGCTTCTTTAGCTCAATCTGATCTTGGTAACAATGTCGCGGTTGTACAGACTGCTGGCTCAACTGATATAGGCCGAAGCAAAAATGCTTTGGATAGTTCAACTGCCGCAACAACTGGCACACTTCCTTTGCGAATTGTGGAATTTGTTAACGGCCCAGACAGTGCAGTTGGTGATGCCTTTACTGATGCCTTAGTGTTCTTTAACTTTGGTGACCATCAGTATCGTCAAACTACTGGCACAGGCACATAAGGAGACTAGCGAATGGCGATTTCAAGAGCGCAAATGCTCAAAGAGCTACTTCCGGGTCTTAACGCCCTGTTTGGCTTAGAGTATGAAAAGTACGAAGACGAACACACTATGATCTACGAAAGTGAATCATCTGATCGTTCGTTTGAAGAAGAAGTCAAGCTAAGTGGTTTTGGCGCGGCTCCTGTGAAGGCTGAAGGTAGCGCGATATCTTACGATTCCGCACAAGAATCTTTCACTGCCCGTTATAACCACGAGACCGTAGCAATGGGTTTCAGCATTACAGAAGAAGCTATGGAGGATAACCTCTATGACTCTCTGTCTGCTCGTTACACTAAAGCTCTGGCACGAGGTATGGCTTACACGAAGCAGGTTAAATCTGCTTTCCCCCTTAACAATGGTTTCTCCAATGCCTTTCAATCTGGCGATGGCGTAAACTTGTTCACTGCTGCTGGCGATGGTGTTGCTGGCGGTAATGGTCATCCCCTTGTTAATGGTGGTACTAACAGCAACCGTCCGGTAACTGCTGCCGATTTGAATGAAGTCTCTCTGGAAGACGCTGTGATTAACATCGCTGCGTATACCGATGAGCGAGGTCTTCTTATCGCTGCCCGTCCTCGGCGTTTGATTGTTCCGCCTGCATTGATGTTTGTTGCTACTCGCCTACTGGAAACAGAGGGTCGAGTCGGTACAGCCGATAACGACATCAACGCACTTCGTAATAACGGTTCTATTCCAGAAGGGTATAGCGTCAATCATTATTTGACTGACAGCAATGCTTTCTTCTTGATTACCGATATTCCGAACGGCATGAAGCATTTCGAGCGTACTCCGCTTGAGACTTCAATGGATGGAGACTTCGATACTGGTAACGTGCGCTACAAAGCGCGTGAGCGTTATTCGTTCGGCGTATCTGATCCGCTGGGAATCTACGGTTCTCCCGGTACTTCGTAAGAAGTGCATGTCAGATTGGGGGCTTCGGCCCCCTTTCTTTTAGAAGCTGCATTTTTGCAGTGAATGAGCTATGCTTTTATTAATCCGGGGCTAACCCGCTTATCTGACCGTCCCCGGCGGACGAACATGCAGACAGATACGCAACATAACTCGCATGTGAGGAACTACCTATGGGTACTACAACTTTCTCTGGCCCGGTAAAAGCGGGAACTATCTCCAATACTACCGGAACAACTCTCGGCAAGGACGTAAAGAACACGGGCCAAGTGACTATGGCTCAGACGTTCTCAACTGGCACTTCGCTTTCTGCTGGAGCCTCTGCTGCGAACGCTACTACTGTAGTTATTCCAGCCAACTCTCAAATTATTGACATCGTAATAGAATGCCCTTCAGCTATGGCGGGTGCTACAGCAGTGCTGAGTATTGGCGATAGTGTTGGCGGTAACGCTACATTTCTTAACACCTTCTCTATTACAGTGGCCTCTGGCGTAGGTCGAAAGTATCCTACCACTGAAGCTGGCGGCGCTCTTGCTTGGGCAGACACTGGAACTGCGGATAAGAAACTGACTTGGACTACTACCGGAGCCACTAGTGGTGGTGAAATTAGAGCGACTGTCCTGTATCAACAAAACATTAATCTCTCCTAAATTGGGTTATTAAAAATTACTTAATTTTAAGGAGTAATATATGGCTGATTTAGTTACCTCTCAAACTATTCAGGATGGCGCTAGAGTTGCCATCCTGAAGTTTACAAATGTAAGTGATGGTAATGGCGAGGCGGGTGTTGTTAAGGTTAATGCGTCCTCTCTTGGTGCAGATCCCCTAACCGGGAAAGCGTGTAGCGGAGTTGTTGTATCTAGAATACAGTTCGTTACTTATAAGATGGATGTCAAAATAGAATTTGAGGCAACGGCAAATACTTTAATTGCCTATCTTCCTGAAAATTATTCTGACGATTTAGATTACAGAGATTTTAGCGGCATACCAAATAACTCTGCTGGCGGCAAGACTGGAAATATAGTCTTTACAACCACTGGTGCTGCGTCAGGAGATGCTTACTCAATAGTAATGACTTTAAATAAGACTTACACATAACATGAGAAGGTATTACGGCGGCGGAACAGTAGCCAAGTTTAAAGATGGCGGAAGCACCAAGGATGCTTGCTACCGAAAGGTTAAGGCAAGATACAAGGTGTTTCCCTCTGCTTACGCTTCTGGTGCTATAGCTAAGTGTCGCAAGGTTGGCGCTGCTAATTGGGGTAATAAATCCAATGGCAGTTCGTAAAACCGAGAAAGGCGCAGCGTTAAAGCGCTGGTTTAAAGAAGACTGGAAGGATGTCAAAACCGGAAAGGCTTGTGGCAGAAAGAAAGGCGATAAGAGAGGTACTCCTTATTGTCGCCCAACAAAGAAAGTCTCTAGCAAGACCCCTAAGACATCAGGAGAAATGAGCGCCGCAGAAAAGAAAAAGAAAGTGGCTGAGAAGAAGAAGCTTGGTCAGCCTGCTGGTAAGCCTAGAAGAGTTTCCGCTGTCAAAAGAAAAACTAAGTAGTAAAAAAGTTAGAGGTGAAAGCTAATGGTTACGTTTACTGATGCAAAAAAACGTAAAATGATTAAAGATCTTAGAAAGGCTTCTAAGTCACACGCTGGTCAAGCAGATATACTTGAAAAATCATTACCAAAAAGTAAGTCAGTAAAAAAGAAATGAGTCTTTCTAAATCCGAAAAAGAAAAACTTAAAAGGTATAAGCTTGAAGGTCTTAATAAGCCCAAGAAGACACCAAGCCATCCTACCAAGAAAGGAATCGTTGCTACTAGAGTTGATGACAAAATAAAGATTATAAGGTTTGGTGACCAGAAGATGGGGCATAACTATTCTTCTGAGGCAAGAAAAGCATTTAAAAGCAGGCACGGAAAGAATATAGCTAAAGGCCCAAGCAGTGCTGCGTACTGGGCAAACAAATTATTTTGGTCTGGTTCTGAGGGCAGCAAGAAAAGTCCCCCTAAGTCTCAGAAGAAGAAGTATGTGTAATGCTCAGTAGATCACAGATGGGTAAAGAGATTATGGAATCACCTGCTCAAAAGATTAAAAAGGTTATGTCCGAGTACAAAGCTGGAGATCTTAAGAGTGGCTCTGGTGAAAAAGTAACCAGTCGTGATCAGGCGGTTGCTATCGCTATGTCTGAATCTGATTCTGTTGAGAAGAAATTCGATGGTGGTAGGATTATTAACCGTGACGGCAGAGCTGTCCGTGGATTAACCAGAGGCGTAATCAGATAATGGCTACTAGCGGATCATACTCTTTTAATCTAGATATAGGCGATATCATAGAAGAGTCCTATGAGAGGGCTGGAGTAGAGCTTAGGAGCGGCTATGATTACAGAACCGCTAGGAGAAGCTTGGATCTTTTGATGCTTGAGTGGCAGAACAGAGGGTTAAACCTCTGGACGGTGCAGTTTGCTAATATCACGCTAACTCCGGGGACGGGTCGTTACGTCTTGCCTTCAAAAGAATTAGATATTATTGAGGCATTTATAAGAACAGATTCTGGAAACACCTCTAGCCAGTCTGATCTGATGATGCAGAGAATATCTATAAGTCAGTATTCTCATCTAACAAATAAGTTAACTGAAGCTAGACCTTTACAGTTTTGGATTGAGAAAGAACCCTCTCAGATAGCAATCAACCTTTGGCCTGTGCCAGATACTGCTGAAACATATACGTTATGTTATTACTATATGGAGAGAGTGCAAGATTCTGGCAAGCCTTCTTCTAACAATATGGATGTCCCGTCAAGGTGGTTGCCTTGCCTTGTTGCTGGTTTGGCATATCAAATCAGTGTAAAAAGACCAGAGGTTTCTGAAAGAGCGCCGTTGCTTAAGCAAGTTTATGATGAGCAATGGGAGTATTGTTCTGACGCAGATAGAGAGAAAGCTGCTTTATATGTTGTGCCGGGAGGCTATCAATACTTATGAGTAGTTATGCTAATGGCAAACGAGCCTTTGGGATGTGTGACCGCACAGGCTTCAGATACAACCTCAGAGATTTAGTTCCTCAGATAGAGGATGGTAGACCTAATGGTATGCTGGTTGGTCGTGATGTTCTTGACAAAGATCAGCCTCAATTACAATTAGGTAGAATAAGAATGAATGACCCTCAAGCTTTAAGAGATCCAAGACCTGATAGAGGCTTGGCGGCTAGTAGAAGGTTGTTCTCTTGGAACCCTGTTGGTCTTGTCGGACTAGATATGTTCGGGCAGGTTGGCACTGTTAGGGTAGAGATAAGCTGATGGCTTGGACATATACGACATTAAAGACGGCTATACAAGATTACTTGCAAACCACTGAGTCTAGCTTTGTCAGCAATCTTCCTACGTTTATTACTCAGGCAGAAGAAAGAATACTTAGAACCGTTCAACTCCCAGACTTCAAGAAGAACGTCACCGCAAACGTAAGTAATGGCAATCAATATTTAGCAATGCCATCTGATTTTTTGTCTCAATATTCAATGGCAATTGATAACTCAGGATATGAATACCTTCTTTTTAAAGATACTAACTTTATCAGAGAAGTTTCTCCAGACGTTACTGCTAAGGGCGTTCCTAAATATTACGGAATATTTGATGATTCTAATTTCATACTTGGCCCTACGCCAAATGCAGATTTTTTTGTCGAGCTTCATTATTTGTATAAGCCTTTGTCTATATCATTAGATCCTAGCGGAACAAGTTGGCTGGGAACAAATGCTGAGAACTCGATGCTGTATGGCTCTCTTATAGAAGCATATACTTATCTTAAGGGAGATCCAGACCTGATGTCTTTGTATCAATCAAAGTTTGATGAGTCTCTTGCCCAGCTTAAAATACTTGGCGAAGGCTACAATACAACAGACAACTACAGAAGTGGTTCTGTCTTTGTTAGGAGAGGCTAATGCTTGGAGTAGAGGGTGAGACAAGTTCAGGTATGAAGTTTGAAGTTCATACAACGTCTCATCGAGGTTGGACTCCAGAAGAGTTGTCTGAAAGAGCTATGGAAAAGTTTATTGCTGTTAGCGATACAGCAGACCCATTACTAAAAGCCCAAGCTTTTGCATTCAGAGAAAACGTAAAAAGTCTTTTTGTTTTTTACATGAAGGAAGCTATTAGGTCTGACAGAACAACTGTCAGTGCCAAGCTTAACCAACAAGGTCACGCTGAATTGGCTGGCATTATAAGTAAACTATAGGAGAAGCCCCTTATGGCTATTAGTCAAGCAATGTGTACAAGCTTCAAAAAGGAGCTTCTTAACGGCATACACGCATTTGGAACAACAGTTGCTCGTGGTGGCACAACGGCGGATACATTTAATCTTGCCCTGTACACAAACTCTGCAACGCTAGGCGCAGCAACTACGGCGTACACTACGTCTAACGAAGTGTCTGGAACAGGGTATACAGCTAAAGGAGCGGCGTTAACGGCAGTAGCACCTACTAGCTCTGGAACCACAGCTTTTACTGACTTTAATAATCTGACTTTTTCTACAGCTACCATTACAGCTCGTGGCGCTATGATTTTTAATGACACACAGTCTGGAGATCCTGCTGTTGCTATCTTGGATTTTGGTGGCGATAAGACATCAACTGCTGGCGATTTTACTATTGTGTTTCCTACCGCTGATGCTAGTAACGCGATTATACGGATCGCCTAGTAGATGGCTGACGGTTGGGGTCGTAACACTTGGAGTTCAGGCTCTTGGGGTGAAGGGGTTGATGTAACCGTCCGTCTCGGTGGTTGGGGCAGAGGCTCGTGGGGACAAGATTCGTGGGGGGAGTCTACAGGACTTTCCGCTACAGGGTTTGTGGGAGCTGTATCTGTACAAGAAGGAGGCTCTGTATTCGTTACCGGGGTTGCTGGAACAACGACTCTTGGTGAAGTCGTTGCTAACGCCGATGGCGATATTGATGTTCTTGGTAATGCTTGTACAGGACAAATAGGAACAGCGTCTGTCACCGCAGATGCAAGTGTATCTGTAACAGGAGTTGTGGGGACAACTAGTCTTGGTTCTGCTGGGGTTTTAGGATCTGTAATAGTAGAACCGACAGGGGTTGTAGGCACAACGAGTCTTGGCAATGTTGCACCAATAATTAATGGACAGTTTGATGTAACAGGAGTTTCGGGAACAACTGTTTTAGGATCAGCTACTGTAGATCTTCAGTTGCTTGTTAATGTTACTGGAGTTCAAGGCACTACGGCATTAGGTGCTGCTTCTGTAGATGCATCAACAATTATTAATGTTACTGGAGTTGAGGCTGTTGGTCATGTTGGACATGCCTTGGTATGGGGTAGAATAGTGCCTAACCCCGGAACTATTTGGAAGGAGATCGCGGCGTGAAGATATTTAATAAAGCAAAAACAATTAATGGCGTTGTAGATACCAATCACGAAATAGAAATAGTTTGTGCTGATTGTGGTTATGATTTAGATGAATCAGAGTTTGCAGCAGATACTTGTTCAAATTGCGGAGCGGCTTTGTCGCTAAGACAAAACACAACGATTTATGCAACTAGCGTCCCGGCTGCGGCTGGCGATGTTTCGCTATAGTCACTGGAGATATAGATGGCTACTTATGATAATGACCTTAGATTAAAAGAAATTGCCACAGGTGACGAAAGCGGAACTTGGGGTACGAGTACAAATGTAAACCTTGATTTAATTGCTGATAGTTTTAGTTTAGGCACTAAGCAAATGGCTTCTGATGCTAACCAAACTTTCACTATGCCTGACGCTACGGCGGATGGGGTTCGTTCGCTATACCTCAAAATTACCTCGGCGGGTTCTCTTACGGCTACACGCGAGGTAACACTTGGCCCAAACACTATATCTAAAGTATGGATAATCGAAAACGCTACTACTGGAAGTCAAATTATTACGATCAAGCAAGGTTCTGGTGCTACGGTGAATGTGGCTAACGGCTCCAAGACAATGGTCGTTACTGACGGGGCGGGTACAGGTGCGGCTGTATTTAACGCCAGCCCAACAGTTACTGCGGGTACGGTAACAAGTGTCGGTGGTACGGGTACAGTTAACGGGATTAGTCTGTCTGGCACTGTTACAAGCTCAGGTAACCTGACGCTTGGTGGAGCTTTGTCTGGCGTTAACTTAACCTCTCAAGTTACAGGCACACTCCCTATCGCTAATGGCGGTACGGGTACAACAGCAACAACTTTTGCAAATCTAACTAGCAACGTAACAGGTACACTTCCTGTTGCTAACGGCGGAACTAACGGCACTACTGCGGCTACGGCTAGAGCAAGTCTTTCAGCTAATTCTTTGCCAGTTCTTAAAAGCGGAAA